CCAAAATATTACCTAATATAATTAAATTAACTTACGCGTTTGGTATATCTAATTTAAGTTCATTAATTTCATTACCATCAAGGGAAAAGCAACAATTCATAGACTCATTATCGTGTCCCCCCAAAGATGATCTAAACAAAATAATTAAACGTAAAAACTCATTAGTTCGCAAAATAAACCAAACACTTAAAGTAATAAACACATCTACTAAAGTGGCAGGTATAGCTGGTGGGATAATCGAGGCACTTAACTTAGCATCAACCGTATTAATTGCTCTTCCTGTTCCTGTTGCCATAGCTGGTATAGGGATACCAATGAACGTTATTACTGCTGTTCAACAAGCTATACCTAAAATACAACAACAAATATCCAAATTAAGAGCTACAAATGCTGGTATTCTATTAACCCTAGTTTCCCTACAATTAACCCTAACCCAGATATTAAACTACCTATCTATACTTGATCAACTCATACAACACTGCTACCCAGATGCTGAACAAGAAAAAGTATCGGCTGAATTAACTGCACTTACCCAACAGCAATCACAACAACAATCCCCAGTGGTAACTAACATAAATGGGTTTGAAATGGGTGTTGAAACTGAGGATACCACCAAATCATTAAAACGTAGACGAGCTATAGCCAAAAACGCACAAGGTATAGTCATGTTAAAAGGAGAGTGGTCATTCAGTTCTATTGATCAGATATTGATAGATGAGCTTGTATTTTATATACAACAAAATAATTTAAAAGCATATTAATCCTATATTTATAACCGTATGAAAACATCAGAACTTAAACAATTAATCAAGGAAGCAGTACGTGAGGCAATCCAAGATGAGTTAAAAGACATATTATTGGAAGCAGTAAAATCTACTAAAACCATCGTTAGAGAATCATACACACCACAACCTGAAACACCTAAACCAACATTTACTCAACCTACTATGGATATGAGACAAAAATATATGGATACATTAGGTGAAACTGCCCTAGGATTCACCACACGAGATATACCATTCTCCCCAGCAGGTGTTGACCCAGTAAACGGCAGTTTAGGAAACGGTGAGTTGAGTATGGATCAAATTACACGTTTATTAAACACTAAATAATGGCATTTCAACCAATACAAATTTATCCAATTGATTTACAGGAGAGCGTAGCGGTGGGGGTAAATCTCCCATTTGCTGCATCTTCCGTTTTTGCATCTAATTACCAAACCAAAGATGCCATTAAAAACAATTTAGTTAATTTTTTCCTCACCAACCCAGGAGAACGCCCATTAAACCCATCCTTTGGTGGTGGTTTACGAGCATTTATTTTCTCTCAATTAACTAGCAATAATCTGGATTTTTTGCAAGACGATTTATCCGCTAAAATAGCTACATATTTCCCCAACGTTAAAGTGGAAGATTTAGTTGTGTCTGGCGATTTCGACAACAACCAAGTAAACATATCATTGACATACTCCGTTATAAACACTAACATAACTGATACACTGTCAATCAATTTCCAATAAGAGTATTATGAATAGAGACATTAAATACATAAACAGGGATTTTTCCGATTTTAGACAACGTTTAATCGAATACACTAAAACATATTTCCCTAACACATACAACGATTTTTCACCTACATCACCCGGAATGATGTTTATTGAACAATCAGCATATGTTGGAGACGTATTGAGTTTCTATTTAGACAACCAAATACAGGAAAATTTCATCCAGTATGCTCAACAAAACAGCAATATATATGAGTTGGCGTATATGTTTGGATATAAACCTAAAACCACTACAGCTGCGCAAGTAACACTTGATTTCTACCAACAGGTACCTGCAAAAACCGTTAGTGGTGTAGTAGTACCAGATTATGATTATGCTGTAACTATAAACGAAAATACCACAGTATCATCAGCAACTACATCATTTTTGATTCAAGACAAAATTGATTTCTCTGCCTCTAGCTCACAAGACACTACAGATGTATCTGTATACCAAGTAGCAGCAGGTGTACCACAATATTTCCTACTCAAGAAATCACGCAACGCCATATCAGCTGCCATAAACACCCAAACATTTTCATTTGGCGACCCACAACAATTTACCACTGTAAATTTATCATCAAACAATATCATCAAAATACTGGATATAGTTGATTCAGATGGAAATGTATGGTATGAAGTAGACCATTTAGGCCAGGAAATGGTATTGGATTCACTGAAAAACACAAACGTGAACGATCCAAACAGTACTAAAGATGTACCATACTTGTTACGCTTAAAGAAAGTACAACACCGCTTCGCAACACGATTCACCTCACCTACAAACCTACAAATCCAGTTTGGTGCAGGTAACGCAAACGATATAGATGAGGAAATCACCCCAAATGCAAACAACGTAGGTCTTGGTTTACCATTTAAACAAACTAAACTTACCACAGCATATTCACCTGTAAACTTCCTATACTCTGGGACATATGGTATTTCACCATCAAACACTACATTAACCGTTAGATACTTAACTGGTGGTGGTGTGTCATCTAATGTGGATTCAAATACAATTACCAATTTATCCACAACCAACACACGCTTCAATTTAACCAACTTAAACCCAACCACTGCAAATTATGTATTTGCATCACTAGCAGCAAATAATCCAGATGCAGCTAGCGGCGGAAAAGGCGGCGATACAATTGAGGAAATCCGCCAAAACACACTTATGCTGGTTGCATCGCAGAACCGCTCAGTAACCGCAGATGATTACCTAATTCGCGCACTAAGTATGCCATCTGATTATGGTGCTGTATCTAAGGCATTCATACAACAACCTCAATTAACTGATGAGCAAACATCTACAATTGAGACATTGAGTTTGTATGTGTTATCTCAAACATCACAAGGCTATTTAAGCAATGCATCATCAACATTAAAGAAAAACCTACGCACATATCTATCCCAGTATAGAATGATTGGCGATACTATTGAAATACGAGATGCATATATCATCAACATTGGTGTTAACTTTGATATAATCACATATCCAAACTACAACAACAATGAGGTGCTACTAAAATGTATTAATAGTGTAGTTGACCATTTCAATACAGACAAATGGCAAATCAACCAACCAATCATGCTACGCGAGTTATATGGCTTACTAGATAAAATCCCAGGCGTACAAACAGTAAAATCTATTACCATTGAAAACAAAGCAGGAACATCATTAGGTTACTCCCAGTACTCATATGATATAGAATCAGCTACACAGAATATGGTAATTTACCCTTCATTAGATCCAAGCATATTTGAATTAAGATACCCAACAACAGATATAAAAGGACGCGTATCTCAATTCTAGACACGCGGAAACTTATATATTAGCCATATGTATAATAAAACAACTACATGGCTGTATCCAAGATATTCCCTATACAAGACACCACACTATATTCAGGACAACCCGATATTAATACCGGGTTGGACTCTATGTGTGAGATATTCAACCAATATGAACTGAGTGGTAATCCATCTGTAGCTCGTTACTTATCATTATATGATAGCACTGAAATAGACGATACCATCAATAATATTATCAGTGGTAGCCCATACCAGGTATATCTAAAAAACTATATTGCAACCGCGTATGGTATTGCCGAACCTATAAATGTAAACGTACTAGCTGTAGCTCAAGATTGGAACAACGGAACAGGATACTATGGTGATTTACCCGCTGAAACTAATGGAGCATGTTGGTCATCTCCTACTGTATCGGGTGCGGCATCTTGGAATATGTCTGGAACATATAATTCATTTGCATATACTGGATCATATGTAAGCGAATTAGGTGGAGGTAATTGGTACACTACAAGCAGCCTATCATCATCCATAGAATATTTCACTCAACGTAGCGTAAAAGACATCGAGGTAGATGTAACCAACATAGTAAACGCATGGTATAATTCATCCATCCCCAACTATGGTTTCATCACTAAATTATCCAGCTCGCATGAGTTTGTAGACAACCCTAACTATACACCTGTGTTAAAATACTATAGTGTAGATACTAACACTATATACCCACCATATATAGAATTCAGATGGAATGACTATAAGACAGTACTCACAGCATCTGCTACCTCATCTATTGTATCTACAACTGATTTAAAACTATCATTAGATGAAAACCCAGGTATATTCACCCCAGAGGATATAAACCGTTTCTATATAAACGTATCACCCCTATACCCAACTCGCGTATTCCAGACTAGTTCGTTATTCACTACTACTCATTACTTACCAACTTCTTCATACTATGCGGTAAAAGACTTGGATACCAACGAGTATGTTATTATATTTGATGAGACGTACACTAAAATTAGTTCTAATTCACGTGGTAACTATTTTGATTTATATATGAGTGGTTTGGAAACTGACCGCTACTACCAAATACTAATCAAAACAACCATTGGTGGTACTACTAGAGTATTCGACGATAATTACTATTTTAAAATAGTTAACTAATGAGTAATAAGATCGTACTAAACAAAACTGTATACAATAAAGATGTATACAATAAAATGATTGACACTTCATTTAAACAATTGGGTGTCAAAACCGTACAACAACAATTAGACGAAACACCCACAGTTGATTATTTCTTCCAATTATACAACGAATTATTCTACGACATACCTGAATTAGGTGAAACCAATTCACACGAATATATAATCACCAAAAGTAGTGAGTATATCGATTTCCAACAAAACCTAGAGGAAATTGAAGCACTACAAGCAGAAATAGCCAGTTTACGTACTGAGTTACTTGAAGAACAAAAGAAAGTTATCGAACTACAAACAAAACAATAGTAGAGAATGGCCGCTGAAATCACCCAAATAGACGTTACAACATTAGATCAACAGGAATACAATACACAAGATGTTAACCTTATCCCTACATTCAATGTAGACAACACGTTAGCATCTAGTAGTAAAATCGAATTCTACATCTACAATGTAAATAATTCCATACTTTATTCCCAACCAGATTTCACCCAGTATACTGTTGAAAATGACCCCAATTCAGATGGCACCACAGTATCGCAAATTATACTTGACCCTGAGGCAAACGTTAGAGACAATGGCTTCAACCAGGGTGAGTACATTGCATTCTATAATTTTCTAGACAATAGAATTGGTTCATTCATCGAACCGTTATATATTGCTGAACTATCATCTGATCGTACAGAAATACGCTTAGACAGTACAGTATTGTCTAATCTGGACATTATTGAGAAAACCAATCTGTTTATTGCGGATAGGGAAACTAGCACGTACTTTGTTGATTTTTATCTTAATTTCAGCAACAACAACCTAGCAATAGCAAACAACATCATGTTAGCGGATGCTGACACAGATAATGCTACTATATTAATCAAATTATATGAGCCACTACCAGAGACAGTACAATTAAAAGATACACTGTGGGTAGTAACTGCAATTGAGGAACCACGCGCATATAATGTTGCATTTGAAGATGAACCGATTATATTTGAGGATACAGTTAGGGCTAAAGGCCCCAACTTCAATATCGACATCAACGATAAAATAGGTAACTCTACACTTGAGACTACATTACAGGATTTACTAAACACCCCACAAACCAGTATACAAAATCAGATCAATAGTTTGTTAGAGGAAAAGGAAATCGATGTAAACATAGACTACGCAGAATACTCCAATTTCATCCACTTTAGCTCCGCTAAAACGCGATTGGAGAACTTCTACTACAAAATGCAATTGCTTGAGCAATACTCATCATCCATTGCTATATTAGACAATACTACTACATCAACACAAGTAAGCAGCAGTAAAGCTACATACGAAAACCAAATCAGCGACGTTATCACCAATTTCGATGGTTACGAATATTATTTATATTATTCATCTGGTTCATCGGCTTGGCCTAAAACTAACTCCACTCAACCATACGAGAACGCCAAAACAACTAACGTAGCAACATTAACGTGGTTAGGTAGCGACAATGAAAACGACACCTACTATGGTGGACAAACATTATCTGCTTCATTATACGATGTAAACAATCCAGACTACCTATACTACACTATACCAGAGTACCTACGCGAGGATCCAGCAAACGAACCATACGTGTTATTCGTGGATATGGTTGCTCAACACTACGATAACATTTGGGTATACTACAATGAGGTATCGCAAAAATACAACGCGGATAACCGTTTAGAATACGGTATATCAAAGGATATAGTAGCAGATGCTATACGCGATTTTGGTATTAAACTATACCAAAATAATTTCAACACCAATGATTTATTTACTGCATTCATTGGATTGACATCTGGTGGTTCATTATTCCCATTCCCGGAAATAACTGGATCTTATCCTACACCAACTGGATTCGAATACGTAAACACACTTATATCTGCATCAAACGATAGCATGCCATTGGATGATGTGAACAAATCGTTATATAAACGTTTATATCACAACATCCCATATTTACTTAAATCCAAAGGAACATTAGCCGGATTACGCGCATTAATCACATCATATGGTATTCCCGATACTATATTGCGTATTAACGAGTATGGTGGTAAAGATAAAATTAACACCAACGACTACGATTATTGGAAGGACGAATTCAATTACGCGTTCTCCACTAGCGGCAGTAACTTTATATCTTCATCTTGGCATTTAAACCCAGAATGGGATGCATATGAAAATACCCCATCATCATTGATGTTCCGATTCAAAACTGAGGGGTTACCTGAGGAAAATATACCATACTCACAGAGTTTGTGGTATGGAGATGGTGGTGCTGCAATTACATTAACATACACTGGATCAGCATATACTAGTGGATCATATAGTGGATCAGCAATCAACCCAGAATACCAATACGCTACATTAACGTTTTACCCATCAACACTAAACAATTTATCTACCGCTAGTGTATATTTACCATTTTTCGATGGTAACTGGTGGTCTGTTATGGTTAACCGTGAAAATGGTGTATTTAGCTTATACTCAAAAAACAACCAATATGGTACTGGCGACAACGATACTATAATTGGATTTAGTGCATCAAGTAGCATAGCATATATTGACTCATCATGGAACAATACCGGTATTAGCTATTTCCCAGCTGCATTCAACGTGAATGACCCTATGGGGTACGATATAGCAGTATATGATGTAAACGTGTATGACCAAACAGGTGCTGTATCATCAACATATTCTCCATTTACTGGTTCGTATCAAGAAATCCGTTACTATGCTAACGCAATAAGCGAAAGTGTATTTGCCGATTACACTATGAACCCATATTCAATTGAGGGTAATTCACTAAACACATCAGCAGATGAACTTGCTTTCCGTGCATCTATTGGTGGTGAGTTGTACATGCAAACACAATCAATTCATCCACGAATTGATGGAACATGGGGCACTAGACATTCATTTGCAAACAATAGTAATTTCTACTACGATGTAACTCCACACTTTGTACCAAATATAGAGTACTATCAACTTGATACTCCCATAGCTGGTATTCGAGTGCCGGTATCTGATAAAATACGCGTGGAAAACAACGTTATGGCTGAAGGCAACACCTTATCCGCATTCCGTAGCTTAACGCAGTATACTAACGCTAGTGCAAGCTATACACCTGGTATAAACTACATGGAGGTAGCATTCTCGCCACAAAACGAGATAAACGAGGATATCATGGGACAAATTGGTAGCTTCAACATAGGCGAATTCATAGGCGACCCACGCTACAGATCATCATCAAACCTTACATATAGCGACTTAAACACACTACGCAACGATTATTTCCAGAAGTACACCAAAAACTACAACCTGCGTGATTTTATACGATTAATCAAGTTCTTCGACAATTCGTTATTCAAAATGATCCGCGACTTTGTACCGGCTAGAACTGGATTAGCATCTGGTATTGTAATTAAACAACATATACTTGAGCGTAACCGTTACCCACAACCACAAATGTCGTACACATTCACTGAACTATCCGCATCCGTTAAACCAAGATGGAACGGATACGAGGATGGTACTGTAGAGACTATGGATGGAGGTGCGGCTGGTTCCGTAAACAAATACAATGTTGAATCAAACACTGAGCAACAATGGACTGTAAACGTACCATCATTGTTGGGCGATATACAGTATACACATAACTCACAAGACGAATTTTACAATGGTGAGCTAAGCGGATCGTATTTAGTGGTTACCACACAATCATTATCTGGTAGTGCTGAGCGCTTATCATTCTTAGAAGAATATCCAAACGTATTATTCAATAATGTAACCGAACCACGCCCAAACCCATATATCCAGGACGTGGATTATTCATTTGGTGCAACTAAACCAGTAAACAACGGGTATTTACTTAGTGGTAGTGCCACTAGAGGTACTGTTCCTGTATCAAACTATACCACTAAACGTATAGTTAATCCACGATACGATGGCGTTAAAAATACATCCACACAGTTAAACGTATGGACTAGTAGCTCATTAAACGAGGGTAACTATGGTAAAACACCATCCATGGAATCACTTAAAACCGCAGTTGCATACTGCGAAAGTATCCCGGGATGGCCACCAGAACACATCGATGCATCGTTTGCAAACATCATCTACTTGATTCACTCTGATGGTACAGTAACTAAACCAAACGTATCTGAAAATTCATTGGAAACTACTCAAGGTAATTTTATCTCGGGTGAGCGTGTTGTAATCAGTTATAGTAATACTTTTGTAACTGCATCAACAGTGGGTGGTACTGACCAAAATTTACCATCACGTGAAATAATCAGAGGTGGTTCTCGTATTGAACCTATACTGTATAACCAAATTGGCTGGAACCCACCAGATTGGACAGGTAGCCTCGAATTCCAGAATTGGGCTAAACCCGCAGTAGGAGATTATACTTCTTATACTCGTAACCCAATCATTAACCAAAACGTATATAATAGAGGAGACAGTGACTCACCTACTAATACATGGTTACCCCGAACTGATGCTTGGGTATATGGAGATAGTGTCCTCCAAGGAGGAAGTTCCCCAGCAGTAGGAGCATTCCCTAGGTACACATTAAACCCCGCTGCTGCTCAAGATGGAGTAAGCATAACTTTATCAGCTACAATATATATTGTTAGAGCTACTCAGGGAGGGCAGGATCTGGGTGATAGACAAATGAGAATTAGATTAATAAACATGACTACAGGAGAAACTTTCCCCATTAGTTATATTACAGCTCTTCAAACTCCAGACAATGTAAGTACTCCTGTTACCACTACATATACCTTTACACCAGAATATATCCTATCCCATCCTAACCACGTTATTACATTCCAATTCCTTCTAGACCAGATATTACCCCCATTTTTTTGGCCCCTATACCCATTTAATAATGATTATAGAGTAGGTGCTTGGGAGCTTACATCAACCCAATATCCACTACCAGATGAACAACCAACCATATCTATCCCATCCAATATGTGGGTATCATCATCAGGTTATGGTAGTAATATGATGTATACCACCCAATCAACCGCGGTAGATATGTTTAAAACTAATCTCTTATCACCATCATGGTATATGAAAGATATTACTACTCCTACGGCTTCTGGGTATAACCCTATATTAACCCCATGGGGAGTTAAACGTGGCGATGTATTTAGATTTGAGGGGGATGAATCAAAAACATATATGGTAAATTATGTTGAAACAGGAAGTATAGGTGGAAATGATTCGGTAAACGTATATTTCGGCGCACCAATATCATCATCACTCAATATAAACCACTACTCACTAGTACGTTATGTTGACGATGCTTCCAAAATTATACTAAAAGGATACCGCCCAAGCAACTCAGCCGGCCCTTACATTATACGCCCGGAATACGTTGTACCTGAACTAAACAAAGGAATCGACGAATTTATTGTCGATTTAACGCAGAAAGGTTTGCTCTAGCGATATTTATTAGTATATTGT